TGCCGAAATATCCCCCCGAGTTGCTCACCCCACGGCCACCGGGCCTTCACTTCCTTCACAGACCCTTCACACCCGCCCCAAGGAGGGACCGCGATGCCCACCAAGCCCGTCCTCTCCGCCGCCTCGAAGGTGGAGGGGCTCCGCCGTCTCCGCGACCGTCTCGCGGAGGCCATCGACTCCCCCACCGTATCCGCCCGTGATCTGTCCTCCCTCTCGAAGCAGTACGCCGAGGTAGTTGAGGCCATCGACCGCGCGGACCCGCCGAAGCCCGAAAGGAGCGCCCTCGATGAGTTCAATGCTCGCCGCGCTTCCAGTGGCAAGGCCCCCGCGCGTCCGGCGCTTCCCGGAGGCCGCCGTTGACTCGGACGGCTCTGACGCTTGCTTCCTAGCCTCCCGCTACGGTCTCACCGCTGACGACTGGCAGGAGGACACCCTCCACGGATGGCTGGCCCGGCGCCCGGATGGCCGCTACGCCGCCGCCCGTTGTGGCCTCACCGCCCCTCGCCAGAATGGCAAGAACGTGGTCATTGAGATCCGCGAACTCTTCGGGATGGTGGTCCTAGGAGAGAAGTTCTTGCATACGGCCCACGAGGTCAAGACCGCCCGGAAGGCTTTCCTCCGTCTGGCGTCCTTCTTCGAGGACCCGCGCTTCCCCGAGTTGCGCTCCCTCGTCAAGGAGATCCGGCGCACCAACGGACAGGAGGCCATCGTCCTCACCAACGGGGGCTCCGTGGAGTTCATCGCCCGGACCAAGGGCTCCGGCCGTGGCTTCACCGTGGACGTTCTCGTGATCGATGAGGCGCAGGAGTTGACTGACGACACCATCTCCGCGCTCCTCCCCACTATCTCCGCCGCGCCCCTCGGAAACCCCCAGCAGATCTACTCCGGGACTCCGCCTTCGAGCAAGATGGACGGAGAGGTTTTCACCCGCGTCCGGACCGCTGGCAAGGATGGCACAGACCCGCGCCTCGCTTGGTATGAGTGGAGCGCAGAGGACGGCGTGGATCTGGACGACGAGACCGTCTGGGAGGCCGTCAACCCCGCCCTCGGGGACCGCCTCAACAAGGACACCGTCATGTCCGAGAGGGCCTCGATGGATGATGCCTCCTTCCTCCGTGAGCGCCTCGGCGTCTGGGAGAGCGAGGGTGGCTTCTCCGTGATCGATCCGGAGATCTGGGACTCCGTGGCCGATGAGGTCTCGGAGCCGGAGGCCCGGATGGTCCTCGCCATCGATGTCTCTCCGGACCGCTCTACCGCCTCGATCTCGATGGCCGGTCTCCGCTCCGATGAGCGCTGGCATATCGAACTCATCGAGAACCGGCGCGGCACCGGCTGGGTAGTCAACCGCGCGAAGGGTATCAAGGCCCGCCACGGTATCCGCTCCGTGATCGTGGACGCCTCCGGACCGGCCGCCTCCCTCGTGGAGGCCCTCAAGAAGGCCGGATTCGTCGTGATCCAGACGCAGGCCCGCGATATGGCCGCCGCGTGTGGCGAGTTCTATGACGCCGCCGTGGAGGGCCGCCTCGTCCACCTTGACCAACCCATGCTCAACTACGCCCTCTCCCAAGCCCGCAAGCGCCGCCTTGGTGATGCGTGGGCATGGAACCGCGCCACCTCGGCGTCCGACATCACCCCCGTGGTATCCGTCACGCTCGCCCTCTGGGGAGCCCAATCGTCCCGCGTGAAGCGCAAGAAGCGCGCTCCCTCGTCCTCTACTCGAAAGGTGGTGGTCTACTCGTGAGCACCGTCTCCGCCGCACCTCCGGATCTCGGAGGCCGGATCGAGGCCCGCCACCAAGACGCCCTAGAAACCCTCTGGCGGCGCCTCTACCTCAAGCGCGTCCGGCACGCCCTCCGCAAGCACTACTACGACGGAGAGCAGATCTTCAAGAACATGGGGATCGCCATCCCTCCAGGCCTCGCCAACTTCGGCGTGGTCCTCGGGTGGCCCGCGAAGGGAGTGGATGCTCTCGCTCACCGGATCAGGATGGAGGACTTCGTCCTTCCAGAGGGTGAGATCGAGGACTTCGGGATCGACATCATCGCCACGGACAACCGCCTCGACATCGAGGCGCCGCAGGCAGTCACCTCCGCCCTCATCCACGCCACCGCCTTCATCTCCACCACCCTCGGGGACGTGGAGGCCGGAGAGCCTGAGGTCCTCATCCAGACCCACTCGGCCGAGAACGCCACGGGCCTCTGGAAGCCAACCTCCCGCTCTCTCGGCGCCGCTCTCCTCGTGATCGATGAGGATGACAACGGCGTCCTCAAGTTCTACCTCATGTTCCCGGACAAGATCTACGCCGTCTGGCGTGATGCGGACCGCCCCTTCGCAAGTCCCCGTGACTGGAACGTCCGGGCCTTCCGGAACCCGCTGGGCCGCGTCCCCGTGGAGAATCACCCCTTCCGCCCCCGGCTGGGACGCCCCTTCGGCTCCTCCCGGATCACCCGCGCCGCGATGTTCCACACGGACTCCGCGCTTCGGACCACGCTCCGCGCCGAGGTCGGGGCCGAGTTCTACTCCGCGCCGCAGCGCTACCTTCTCGGCGCCGATGAGTCCGCCTTCGTAGGCCCCAACGGGGAGCGCAAGACTACGTGGGATCTCCTCATGGGCCGAATCCTCGCCATCCCAGCCGATGAGGAGACCGGCGAGACGCCCTCCGTGGGCCAGTTCGCTCAGATCTCGATGCAGCCGCACAACGAGCAGATGCGCCTCTGGGCTCAGTTGTTCGCCGCAGACCAGAGCCTTCCGGTCTCCGCGCTGGGCATTGTTCAGGACAACCCCGCAAGTGCAGAGGCGATCTACGCCGCCAAGGAAGACCTCGTGATCGAGGCCGAGAACGCCGCCGCAGGCTTCGAGCCCGCGTGGGTCCGGGCCATGCAGACCGGCGTCCAGATGAGGGACAACCTCCGGGAGATCCCCAAGGAGTTGCGCTCTCTGGCGATCCGCTGGCGTGATCCTTCGACTCCATCGCGCGCCGCCGCCGTGGACGCCACTCTCAAGTTGACCTCCGGAGACAACCCGATCATCCCGGCTGACTCCGAGGTTGCACTTGAGATGGCTGGCCTCTCGCCCCAGCAGATCCGCCGTGTGATCGCTGAGAGGCGCCGCGCCAACGGAAGGGCCACCATCGCCGCTCTCGCCGCCCTACAGGGCGCCCAGACCCCCACAAAGGCCCCGGAGACCCCGGCCGCCCCCGAGGAGGTCTAGCGGATGGCCGGACTCCTCACCGCCACGGACTACCGTGACGCGAGCAACCTCCTAGTGGAGTCCGCCATCGATGAGATCCGGCGATTCTGGGGCTCTCTGGACTTCTCCAATCCGGTGGCGGTCCGGAGGGTCCTTGAGCTCGTGATGCCTGATCTCGTGAGCACCTACGGCGAGGCCGTGGCCGCTCTGGCGGCCGACCGCTTCGAGATGATACGCGTGGAGGCCGGGGCCGCTAAGGCGTTTACAGCACGCCCTAGCGCGACTCCGGACCCCGAGCGTGTAAACGCCTCCACGAGGGCCGTGATCGGCTCCCTCTTCCAAGCGAACCCGGACCCCGAGACCGCCCTCAAGGAGGTCTCCGGAGTGGCGGACCGCTTCATCAAGGAGGCAGGCCGGACGACCATCGCAGACAACACCGCGCGGGACCGTGCCGCGCTGGGCTTCCGCCGCGTCCTCACCGGCGATGGCAACTGTGGATTCTGCGTGATGGTGGCCTCTCGGGATCTCCTCTACAACTCCCGATCCTCCGCCGTGGCCCGCAAGGGAGACGGGAACCGCTATCACACTCGATGCGATTGTGTCCCGGAGCCAGTCTATGACTACGACTCCCACATCTCAGACCCGGACCGCCTAGCGCTTGAAGAGCGCTACCTCGGCGCCCGGCAGATCGCCTCATCCGGAGACCCGGATGAGATCTCATACGTCCTCCGCGCTCAGTCCTCCGGGAAGAGTACCGAGGAGATCAAGGAGTACCTCGCCAAGAAGCGAGCCTCCTGACAGACCCCAACCCATCGCCCTCCTAGAGGGCTCTACGCCTACGCGCGGCGGGAAACGCGCGGGAAGGAGCCATCATGGCAGACAGCACCACACAGACCTCCGCAGAGCACGAAAGCGGAAAGTCGGGGACCACGCTCCCGACCTCGCAGGAGGAACTCAACGCGATCATCCGCGACCGGATCGCCCGTGAGCGGAAGAAGTACGAGGACTACGAGGACCTCAAGGCCGCCAAGGCCCGCCTCGATGAGATCGAGGAGGCCAACCGCTCCGAACTGGAGAAGGCGATCAAGAGGGCCGAGAAGGCCGAAGAGAAGGCCGCCAACCTCGCCGCTCAGATCGAGATCCGTGAACTCGCAGACGCCACCGGCGTCTCGAAGGAGGATCTCCCTCTCCTCGCCGCCGTGAAGGACGCGGCACAGAGGAAGGCCCTCGCGGAGCGCCTCGCC